ATTGGCGGATTCTTTGCGCTGGATAATCTGACTGAAGAATACCGTGTTTCACAGGCAAAGCTGAATACTGCATTTCAATCTGTCGGAATGACCACGGATAATGCGCGGGTTGCATACAGTGAGTTTTACCGAATTTTAGGTGATAATGATACCGCAACCGAAGCCAGTCAATTGCTTGCAAGTCTTACTTCAAACGAACAGGATTTGTTGAAATGGACAAATATTGCGGCTGGTGTTTGTGGCAAATGGGGCGACAGCCTGCCAATTGAAGGGTTAATTGAAGCCTGCAACGAAACTGCCCGAATAGGTACAGTTACCGGCGTGTTAGCAGATGCAATTAACTGGGCAGCAGAAGAAGGAAAAACTTACGGTGTTACACTCAAAGCCAATACCAAAGCAAACGAAGAATGGAATAAAGCTGTAACAAATGCAGAGTCCGCAGAGGATTATTTTAACCTTGCTTTGCAGGATTGCGCGACACAGGAAGAACGCGTCAATCTGCTTATGCAGACTTTGACCGGCACATACAGCGATGCGGCAGATGCGTTTTGGGAGAACAATGCGGCAGTTGTTGCGGCGCGGTCAAACCAACTGCTGTGGTGGAAAGCAACTGCCAAACTTGGCGAAACTTCCAGCCGGGTTAAAAGTTCATTGCTGCAAATGTTTGGTGCATCCGAACAGGAAGGTGTGCGTGCCGGTTCTGTTTTTGATTTTCTGCAAACCAAAGCGGATATGCTGGCAGATAAATTAAATGGCTGGATGGATGCTGGCAAAGCAGATGAATTTGCGGCAAAGCTCGATGCTGGTCTTGCAGCCGCACTGGAACGGGCTGGGCAGGCATTTGATTGGTGCAAAGAACACAGTGAGGGGTTAAAGAATGCACTAAAAATCCTTGTCGGTGTTTTTGCAGGTATTAAAACTGCGAATTTTGCAACTGGGATATTGAATACAGGCAAAACCCTTGTGGATTTCGGTAAGACTGTCAGGACTGTAGCAATGACCGCGCTGCCGGATATGACAGGTGTGGTGCAAACCGCTATCGGTCCACTGGATATGAACCGGCACCATACTTTAATTGGCGGCATTAAAACTGCATTTTCGGGTATTGGTTCATCCGTAAAAACCGGGCTTGCATCGGTCGGCAAGTTTATTGCGGCAAATCCGGTTGTACTTGTGATTGCCGGGATTGTCACAGCTTGTGTACTGCTATATCGGCATTCGGAGAAATTCCGGAATTTTGTCAACAATCTTGTTTCAAGTATCAAAGCAAAACTTGCCCCGGCGCTGGAATCTGTCAAAGAATTTTTCGGCAGGCTTGCAGAAAAAATGAAAACTGACCTTGTGCCATTTTTGAAAGAAGTTGGCGCAAAGGCGGTTGAACTTGGCGGCAAATTCGTGCAGTTTATCACACCAGTGATTCAAGATGTAATCCAGTGGGTAAAACAGCTTGCAGAATCATTTTCCTATTGGATTCAGCCTGCATTTGTTGCATTTAAGCAAATTGCGGAAACATTAAGCAAGGTGTTCCATACCAGCATTGTGCCTGCATTCAGCGCGGTAAAAGGCGCAATGGGCAATGTGGCAGGCGTATTTGTACAGTATGGCATACCTGCGATAAAAAAACTGGTGGAAATCGGCGGGCAGATTGCCGGGATATTTTTAACCCATGTTGTGCCAGCTCTTGGCACAGCGCTTGGTGCGCTGGTGAAACTTGCCGGATGGGTGATTGAACATGTCGTTCCAGCGGTGGCTGGATTTATTTCCGTTGCTGTAACGCTTGCAAGCAAATTTATTGAGCTTGTAAGCCCTGCGGTTAGTTGGCTTGCAGAAAAGGTATCAGAACTTGCTGGATGGATTACCGCGCACGTTGTTCCAGCGATCGGCGACTTCCTTAGCTTTGCCGGGGAATTGGCAACTTCGCTTGGGAAAACGTTGTTTAACGCGGTGCAGTGGCTAATTGACAAATTTACAGCACTGAAAAATTTCCTGATGAAAACATTAAGTCCGGTGATTAATTTTATCAAAGGTGCATTTGATGCGGTAAGACAGACGGTTGGCAAGCTGATTGATAAAGTCAAAGAATTTCTTGGTATGGATACGAAAAAGACCATAGATGTCAGCTTCCGCGAAACGGTTGGAAATACAGGGCAAGTTATCAAGGGTATGTATATCAATCAAGTGTCGGGCTTGGACGGACGTGCATTAGGTACAAATTACTGGCGCGGTGGTCTGGTTCGCGTTAATGAACGTGGCGGCGAAATTATGAACCTGCCATCCGGCACGCAAATTATCCCGCATGATATCAGTGAAAAAATGGTTGGCGGCAATACCAACAATACCAATGTAACTGTCAATCTTTACGGTATGGACGTTCGGAATCCCAAACAGCTTGGGGAAATTGTTGTCGCGGAAATTATGCGGCAAATCCACAATACACCATAAGGAGGCAAGCCATGGTAGAAACTGTTTTCAGCGCGAACAACCGGGAACAAGTCATGGTGCTGCCATGGACGCCGCCCGGACTGCAAATTGCCGAACGGCAAAATAATAACACCTTTGATGGGTTAAGCCGCGGCAGGGCTGTAATTGGGACAATGGCGCCGCGTGTGATTTCGTTTTCGTCTGTTTTTCCGCGGGTGCATCAACGCTGGATGCACCCGCAAGCCCTTCATACCCCGCTGGATTATGTGGAGTTTTTCCGCAAATGGCGGGAAGAACTTGTCCCAATCCGGATTGTTATTACCGATAATACGCGGGAAATTATCAATATGGCGGTTACTGTGGATGATTTCACATGGAAACTGCGCAAAAATGGCGATTATGAATATAGCATTACACTTTCCGAGTATGTTTTTATCAAGTGATATTTTGGCACGGCAAAAGCCGGAGATTACTCCCCGGCTTTGTTGTCCAGTACATACAGTTCTGTTAGTGTTACATCCAGCGCGGCGGCAAGTGCCGCTGCAATGGATATCATGCAGTCGCCGCGCTTTTCAATATCTTGTATGGTACGGCGCGGCACACCAGATAACGCGGCAAGTTTGGGTACGCTTAGCCCCTGTGCCAAGCGGATTTCCCGCAAGTGCAGCATGATTGATTCCCCCTTGTCAGATTGATTTAATAAGATAAAAAAGCGAAAAACACAACCCCAAAAGGAAAAATACTTGCAAAGCAACTTTGATATATATATTTTTCATCTTGCGCAATTGAAAGACTTATGATATAGTTTGAATAAGGTTGGGGGCTTGCGCCCCCGCGCCTTAGTCTTGGAGTATATCAATCAGGATTTTGAGCCATCCCACGATTGATATGAGCCGTATTATGAGCTTTTCGGTTGCTTTCAGCAATTCGGAAAGCTCTTTTATTTTGTCGTCTTTCAATCATTGCACCTCCTTTCTATGCTTATAGTATAGCACGTTTTAACGTGCTAGTCAAGCATTTATTTAAAATTTATATAAAATATTCTAAAGAAAGAGGTGTAGACCGTGTATTACGGAACCGATGAATATCATCTGCTGCTGATGCGGGCAGGCGCTTGGGAAGATATCACCAGCCAGACCTCAAACCTTTCCAGCAGCGATGAAATGAATACATTGAGTGTGGAAGTCAGCTTTTCCATTGATGCAAATCCGCTGGATAAATATATCCCCAAGCTGGCAGTACAGGTTGGGGATAAAATCAAAATCATGAATAAAGATAAGGAAATTTTTCAGGGTGTTGTGACCGAGGACAGTCTTGATTTTACTTATACTGCGCATGATTTTGGCTGGTATCTGAATAAATCCACGTTGACTTTTCAGGCGAACAATGCGCCCGCGGATGATGTGATTACCGGGCTTTGCAGCCGTGCTGGCGTGCCGCTGGGCAATGTGCCTGCAATGCCGCAGAAAATCACAAAATTATATGTTGGTGAAACTGTTTCCGGCATTATGACTGATGTTTTGTCGCAGGTAACAACCTTGACCGGACGGGAATTTTTATATCGTGTGGAAGCCGGGAAGCTTTGGATACGGGATATGCCGGATGATGTTGTTGTCCTCAAGCATTATCCGGCTTGGAACATCTCCCCTTACCCGGCAACCTGGGCGCTTGGCAAAGTTTCCGGTGGGCATAGTTTGGATGATTTTGCAAACGCTGTGCAGCTTGTTAATGAGGGCGATAATGTCGCGCATATTGTTGCATCGGCGGAAAATGCCGCAAGTATCGCGAAATTTGGACGGGTGCAAACGACATTAACTGTTTCAGATGATATGAATGGCACGCCTGCTGCCATCGTAAAAGCTGCTTTGGAAAAGTCAGACCGCCTGCCGGGAGAATTTACAATCGCGCAAATGTATGGCGCGGATATCGCGAAATCCGGGCGGGTTGTGCAGTTTGGATCAGATGCGTTTGGGCTGTCTGGGCTATACCGTATCAAATCTGTGACGCATGAATATGGGCATCCGCATACCATGAGTTTAACTGTTGTGCCGGTCAGTGTGCCGCGTGCTGGGGATGGTGTGGTAGGTATTCCTGGCAGTACAGTTACAGCGCCGCCAGCAGCATCTGATGGTGGCGCAACACCCAGTGCACCGACGCCTGGCACAACAGATACGGTGACTGGTTCTACAACCCAAACCGTAAAAGAAATGCTGGAAGCTGGGACAAATAAATCTGATGCGGTATCTATCATTACTACAGGCGGCGGCGCGGCGCTTGTGGCTGTTGCGAAAAAAGAAGTCGGTACAAAGGAAAGCCCATTGGGTTCCAACAAGCAGAAATATGGCGCATGGTTTGGTATGAATGGCGTGCGCTGGTGCGCGATTTTCGTTAGCTGGTGCGCCAATGCCGCCGGGATTCCGGCAAGTGTTATGCCGCATGGCGAAGCTTCTGTTTCCGGTTTTCAGGACTGGTATGCAAGCCGGAAACTGTTCCGGAAAAAATCATCTGGATATATCCCACAGCCTGGCGATTTGATGATTCAGAAAAGTGCGGGTGCAAGTCATATTGGCATTGTGGAAAAGGCAGACAGCGACAGTTTTTCTACGATTGAGGGCAACACGTCAAATAAAGTTGGGCGGCATACATATCAGTATACCGATGCAAAACCAACCGGGTTTTGTACGCCCAAATGGTAGGTGACAATATGAGCAGTTTAAGTGAATTTGCACTTCTTTTGCAGCAAATGCGGTCAAAAGAAGTATCAGGATACGAAATCGGTACTGTGGTAAAACTTATCCCGTTTACCGTGTCGCTGTATGGCGGCAGTATGATGGCGGCTGACCCGCTGTTAAAGCTGACAGAAACCGC